ACTAAAGCTGGAACTGCTGATACGAGAACACTTGGACCGGCACGGTGATGACTTCTACACCGAACTCAGCAAAGTATTGGAGAAGATACAAAATGAAAACACTTGTGATGATCCTCGCGGCAAGCCTACTCTCAGGGTGCGGTGGAACTGATTGTCCGGATATTAACACACGCACGTTGATACACACACCGGAAGGCAGTTATTGGGTAGTGTGTAGTAGCTTTCAATGTCCAGGCTTTCCAGCAGAGCATAGGTGTAGAGTTGAATAATAGTTTTAGATGATAAATATTATTGTTAGAAGCAATTTATTCCTTTATATTATTTGCCCAAGTGTGTTAAACGAGCCGCTTCTAACGCAGGATAGGATGCAATGTCCAAATCCGGAAAAGCCCGAAAGGGCTTTTCTTTTGGCTAAATTAAACTTGTAAAACACATTAAATGACTGTATAATATAAATATATAGAGGTAGGCAGATACCTCTTTAATAAAGGAAATAAAATGGAACTACATTTAACAACACCGCATTTAGATGAAATGCGTGACATCGTATTAGCCTGCGATGCTTATAAGAAAAAACACTTAACTGAAAAAAAATATGCTGAATGGTATGACTGGGCTAATAAAGCTGCAGACCAAATCAGTGACAATCATTTTGAAATAAACAGCACTAAGAAAAATACCTTTGTTTGGTTGGTGGATCAGGTCAAACATTGTCCCTCAGTGGCAGCCACTGTAGTGGGACAAAGTGTATTGGATTGGGCGCCCATGGCCAGTCAGGGTCCAATAACGTATAGTCGTTATTGCCAAAACAAACAATACAATACTTTGTTTGGAGCATAATATGGCTTTTTTATACACTAAAAACTGCTGGCGCTGTGTGGCCCGAAACTGCTGGCGCTAATAGTATATGACTACTACATCACATACATATACCACATATCCCCCGGAAGAGGAGAGAGGGGAGGTGTTGCCTACTGGTCGTTATGACTTAGTCCTCGCAGTGTCAGCAGTTTCAAATCACATACCTCAGCCAAAACGAGGACCACGCATTGACTATGTAAAGTTAGTCAATAACTACTATGATTTGGTAATGACAGAACTAAAGTTAAACTGGCGTAATCCAAGTCAAAAAAAACTAAACTTATATCACATAAGGCGAAGACGAATCAGCACCAAATTAGGCCAATACACAGTTAATGGAAAAAGAAAGTATTGGTTGGATTGGTTTGAAGCGAGCCCATATAGTTTGTATACTATTGTGCAACTAGGAAATAACTTAACAGAGGAGAATACAGTCGTGAAACTTAATTATGAAATGGCAGATGCCGAAGACCTAACACATTGGAGTAAAGAGTCTATACAGGAATACTTTGGTGTTATTCAACCCGGTGAAAGTTATTTGCCCACACCCATAGACTTAACCAGTCTAAACATATTCATACAACGCAGTTTGAATGTGGAAAGCATGGGACGTTGGGACACTAAATCCAATTCATACAAAATTGCCAATGAAGAATACAAAGCCAAAGCACGAGAAAACTTAAAGCAGGCAGTGTGTATACTAAAACTACAGGAAGACAGCATACTCAAACAAGCAGCCAAAGACAGTGATTTTGGTAGATTATATCTCACAGGATTGAACTTACAAAACTCTAGTAAAGAACTGCGTCATGCCGCACTAGGACATTGCTACAGCATTGACATTGATGTGTGTAGCCAAGCTTGGAGAGTATATCAAGCAGAGTGTATAAATCCCAATATTATGACTAGACACAGTAAGGATTTGATTAAAGACAAACTGGCATTTAGACAGCGAGTAGCCAAATTATTGGGAGACAAAGATACAAAGCGAGCCAAAGAAATTATTACAGCCATTGGCTTTGGAGCAGACATTGAAGCTACACCTTGGCCCACAGGCAATGACAATTATAAACTGCCAGCCATACGAGAAATATTAGCCAAAGAGGAAGTAGAGTTTTTAACTAACAGTCGTTGGTTCATGGAGTTCATTGACGAACAAAAGTCTATGAACAAACTTATATTGGAACACTATCTATTACACAATCCCAAAGACACTATTCCCAACTTTGTCAAAACTAAAAGTGGCAGCATACACCGCAATAAGATCATGGCCTGTTTATATCAACAAGCAGAACGCACATACTTAGAAGAGATTGTTGACTATGTGCAAAGACGATTTGGCGCAGAAGAAATACTGTTGTTGGTCCATGACGCAGTTTATATTAAACACAGCATCAGCAGAGTAGAACTTGTCAGTGCCTTACAGCAGTTCAATCCATACTTAAATGTAGAAATTACAGAACACCATGGACACTTTATTCAAACAGAGGAAAAAAAGGAAGCAAACTCCGCAGTGGAACTTTATAAATTAGCCATGGCCACAGGCAATACAGCAATGCTGGAAGACATAGTGTTATCATTAAATCCCAACAGAATGTCAGCGAGCCAACTATGACTATACACAACAAAATATCACCTGATGAACAAAGAATACAAACTAAGTTGGTTAATTTAGCCAGAGAAAATTTACATCGCAACTGTGCTATAAACATTAAACAAACAGGCCCGCATTGGGGTTTGTATTGTTCAAATTCAAAATGTAAAAAAACAGGCGGTTGGATTGATTGGATTAAGAAAGATCAACTTAAAAACATCTTGAAAAGATAAATAAACTATATAGGAGATGGATATGCAGATAGAGTTTATGAGCCAAACGTGGACAATTAGAGATGCCGAACCCAGAGAACTAACGGATTGTTTGGGTTTATGTGATCCCAAAACAAATACCATAGTCATAGATCCGGAACTACAGGGCTGGCCTAGGCTACAAACTATATTCCATGAGATATTCCATGTCTGGGAAATGACCATGAATCAATGCCTAACAGAACAGCAAGTGGACACCATGGCATCAGCTATGATACATTGCCTGCGTGAAAATCCAGAACTGATAAAAATGATTGAGGACATGGAATAATGCCACACCTAGGACCATATCGCCATAAAAAACCTGGCTATAAACAAATAGGAGCATGGGGCTGGGATGATGATAGACTGTGGAGTAAGATTGAAGTTAGTCTAGATCAAACAGAATGTTGGTATTGGACAGGATCAATGAGCCCCAGTGGAGCGTTAATGGGTGCGTGGAAAGATGATATACAACAAATGACCCAAGCTAGGCGCCTAGTTTTTATGAGTCATACCAAAGAAGATGTTAGCCCATATCAAGTTACTATGAAGTGTAAACGGCAGGATTGCCTGAACCCCAATCACTTTGAACTTAAACCCAACAATAGAAAAAATGTATTTGGAGAAGATGTATGATCATAGAAACTAGAATACCCACTTACGCATTTGCCACACTGGATGATAGTCTAGAAGCAGAACTACAAACAGTATGCAAAAGATTTGCCAGAGAAATGACATACAACATTCACTATGACTATTACAGCATATACTGGCATGAACACAACTGGACATTGGCCAACATTGTTATGCCAGATCTTAACCGCATATTGACAAGGATGCCATAATGCCTAGACCCTCAGCAGAAATAATCAACAGCACACAAGTCACAGATGAATTTGGCATTGATATATTGGCAGCGGCGTCATTATGGGTAATACTATACAGAGCACAACCTTTCAGCATTAGACATAGATATTGGGGTATAAAAGGTGAATTCCCCAAGTATATTAGAACAACTTTTCCGCACAAAAAGTCTGCGGAAAACCTAGCAAAGAAATTAAATGAACTGTTCATCACAGATGAGTTCGTTGTAAGCAAATTATTATAAAGGATTAAATACATGAGAGCAGGACAGATTAGTTATTATACCCGCGGCAAGACCCCGGAAGAACATGATGTAATCAACACAGAAGATTACAAACTTAAAGTTAAAAAGACATGGATAGAAGCAACATCGGTATGGCATATACAGATATTAAGTCAAAGCATATTTGACAATAGGTTTGAGTGTTTTCTAACACATGAGCAACTAAAAGCATTCAAGGACAGTTTATGAAACTAACATCAATGATTGAAAAAGAAGAACACTTAGTAGAAGAGAAACTACGCTTTTACCGCATGGTAAATGGCTTGCTTGCGGGTGCGTTCTTCCTAGGCTGTGCCATAGCAGTTTATAAAATAGTAGGATTGTTCATATAATGGCAGTTAAAGAAGGCACAAAGATAGTTCATGGCTTGATTGTGGGACGCAATCAAGTCGTAGTGCCACCTGAAGAAGTTGAAGATCTGGCCGCATTAGGTTGCACTAATACAGACATTTCTAATTGGTTTGGTATAGATGACAGCACATTAACATACAACTTTAAGCAGGAACTGATAAAAGGGCGAGAGAACTTAAAGATATCATTACGCAGAGCAATGTTAAAAAATGCCTGTGTAAATTTAAATGCCGCAGTGCAGATCTTCCTAGCTAAGAACATGTTGGGCATGAGTGACAATGGTATGGTCAATGATGGCAGTAAAGTTCTACCATTCACAGATGATGAAGATGACAAACCCACTGAAGAACAACTGGATGATATGCGTGAAGAATATAAAGAACTAAATGCCGCTGAGTAAAGCACAGCGTCTTATCGCGGACGCACCATTTAGATTTCGTGTTGCTTGCTGTGGAAGAAGATTCGGTAAGACGCATTTAGCATTGCGAGAAATTGCTAAGTTTGCCAGCAAGCCAGATCAAAAAGTAATTTATGTTGCTCCTACGTATAGAATGGCAAAAAACATTTTATGGAAAAAACTTCGCAAAAAACTTATTAGTCTAAATTGGGTGCGTAAAGTAAATGAAACTGAACTTACGCTGGAACTTGTTAATGGCAGTGAGATACAACTCAAAGGTGCTGATAATTATGATTCACTTAGAGGAACAGGCAACGACTTTATTGTCTTAGACGAAATCGCTGACATGCATCCAGAAGCATGGTATGAAGTCTTAAGACCTACACTTAGTGACACTGGTGGACACGCATTATTCCTAGGCACACCCAAGGGTATGAATCATTTTAAGGATTTGTTTGACAACGCACAAACAAAAAGTAATTGGGTAAGTTTTCAATTTACTACATTGGATGGTGGCAATGTGCCGGAAGAAGAAATAGAAGCCGCTAGGCAAGACTTGGATGCTAGAACATTCAAACAAGAATATGAGGCAACATTTGAGAACTTCAGTGGCATTGTTGCCTATGCTTTTGGTCAACACAATATTAAACCAGCAGAAGATGTAAACGCATATGAACAACTAATACTGGGCACTGACTTCAATGTCTCACCAATGAGTTGTTGTGTCATGAGACGCACTAAAGATGGATTACATTGTATAGATGAAATAGTTTTATATAGTAGTAATACTAATGAGCTAATAGATGAGATACGCAATAGATATCCAAAGAATTCTATTACAATATATCCCGACCCTGCAGGCGTTCAACGCAAGACTTCAGCAAATGGCAACACAGACATTAAGTTATTAGAGAACGCTGGCTTTACTGTGCGTTATCATAGACAGCATCCTTTAGTTAAAGATAGGATAAACTCTGCTAACAGTTTGTTCTTCCTGCGTGATAATAACACAACTAAATTCTACGTAGATCCAAAGTGTAAGCACACAATAAAAAGCCTACAGCAATTTTGCTATAAAGAAGGCACACAGATACCAGATAAGGACAGTGGATTTGATCATATGTTTGACGCACTAACATATGCCATTCAATATCTATTCCCTATCAACAAAGAGACACAGCTAATTGCTCCGCAAAGATTCGGTCATCAATTAGCATAAATACATTACTAATATTGGAGCCTAAAACATGGCAGAGTTACAAACATTTCAAAATGCCTATTTGCAGGCAACAGCAGGCAACATAACTTACAGTCGTAATCAACTGCGCTGGAAGTTCTTACTTGATTCATACACAGGCGGCCAGGCCTACCGTGAAGGTGCTTACCTACAGCGTTACGCATTGGAAAGCGATACACAATACGCAGTTAGATTAAACAATACACCCCTAGACAATCAATGT